AGCCATCGAGGCAGTCGTAAAAGTCGCCAAGCGTAAGTTCCCAGAACTCACTAGGATTAAGTCCAATTTGGAATGCTATTGGTTGGCTTTTTCGCCAGAAGCTTGTGAAGTTTTCGCTGTTTTGGAAACTTGGTCCATCATCTCGTGAAGTTGAGCTTTCAGAGCCTCTGTATCCAATGTTTCGCTTCCTAAAAAACCGGCGTTGTTGATTCCTTCAAGCACAGCACCTAGCAAGTTTTCAATACCGGATGCAAACAATGTGTCGAAGTCATCGTCTGAACCACCACCAGCTAAAACCAAGAATCGCATATCAGCAAATCCGGGCATGCCATTACCACCTAAACGGCCAATACATTCAAGAAAGTTTTTCTTGTACGCATCCTCTGCTTTGGCAATATTGCTTGCCTTGTAATTCAAACTGATTTTCTTTTCTGGGTTATTCTTTTCCATTTTGGATTTCCTCGCTTAAATTGATAAGGTTGGGGAGATACCCTCTCCCCGAGGGTTTAGCTTTCGCTGCCGGGGGTGAAGGTCACATCGCCGCTCACACGCAAAGTGAGGGTGAATGTATCAAGACCGTCAGTAGTCTTTTCACCGTATTCGAAGCTCTGAATAAAGGCATCGAACTCGATCTGATGACCAGCCGGAGTTTCGATAGTCCATTCACGAATCTTTTTCGAATCAAAGACAGAACGAAGCGCAGCAAGCTGATCGCCATCCGTAACGTTACCTTCAACGTCCACAGTACCCCAGTCAACAGCACCTTGGATGTACTCTTTGGCACCGTTAGGAGAATCAAGCGTGGTTACATCGATTTCCTCGCCTTCACCAGCCACAGAGCCGATAGAAGTAAGGGATTTGATTACGGTATCCGCAGCTTCAGAACCAGCTTTGGTCATCGTAAGGGTTGTACCCATAGTAAGCTTTCCAGCCATTGTAATTCCTTTCTATTAATTTGGTTCTTTGATCGCACTAAATCGTAAGTTAGTGTGATATAGACATCCATCAGGTGCAGGAACATCTGTGGAGTATGTTAGTAGATAATCAATATCGAGCATTGCGGCCTCTACTTCGTCAACAATGCCACTCGCGGTTACACTATCATTCGCCCAAACGTCCACTATTACTTCCACGTCATAGGCGCTAGGTGTCTTGTCTAGCTCATAGCGAGCCGACTTGTTCCCAAGCGTAAAGGTGATCGCCGGAACCTTTGCAAACGTTTCCTGACTGCCTTGAATGCAGGTATAACCCAAGCTTTTCAGTTTGGCGTAGATTTCAGGTTTAGGGTTGTAAGTCATCTTTTGATACCTTCTATTACTGCGTTAGCAATTAGTTTCTTTATTCGGGCTTTATTCTGGCTCAACGCTGGATACATAAACGGTCTTGCTCGGTAGCCTTTGGTTGTATAGAAGTGTTCGCCTCCATCCGGGGTGTAAGTCCAGCTGTAATGAGCATATTTCAGCCCAAGCGCAGCTGCTTTCGGATAATTTGAAGCCTCTCCGACTACGCCGGTTCCAAATTCTACGTACATAGCATGGCCACCACCTGCAAATACCTTGCCGGTAATGTCGCTACCTCGCTGGTCAACTCGCATGTGGAGTGAGCTGCGAAGTCCGCCACCACCTTCTCGTCCAACCGGTACGTAATGCTTTGCAGTAGATAATACCATTGCGGTACTATTTACCACAGCTTCACGCACCTTTGCTGAATTGGCTATCTTTGCGAAGTGCTTTTGGATGCCTTCGACACCCTTAATCTTGATTGTTAATCCGCTCGCCATTTCGCCCCCATAATGTATTTATGGGAATCTCTCGGCAATGAATCAGTCACAAGATAGGTAACGCTGGAATATCGCACCAGATCGCCTACCTCAACCTCGGTATCGGTTGGGCAAGAAATCGCAATATCGATATTTTGCGTAAGGCCTAGCTCCGTTTGAAGTTCACCAAGTGCGTTGAATCGAATATTACCTTTGAAAGTGCCTTTGACGGTTTTGTAATTCTTTACTATTCCACCTTCGGCATCCACGTTCTCCGTCGCGTCTAAAACCTCAATCGTTTTGTCGTAAAACGCTTTTGCGATTTTGGCTTTAGCTTTATCATCGAACAACATGAACTCTCCTAAATGGTCTTAATAGCTCGGCAAATCCGCCAAACAACTCGCCATCCGTTGCAGAGGCCAAGTAATTCTTGGTTTTCTCCCCGTACGTAATGGACTGACCGTTATCTGATAGAGATTTGACTTCGGTATCGTCGTTATCTCCTTCGATATTGGTTTGGGTTTGGGTAAAAATGCCGCTTACGATACGAGCAGCTACCCGTACTAGCCGGTGGTCAAAGCATTTGGCCTTGGGTTCGGCTGGTAAGTTTAGGTAGAGTGAAATACGGTCAGTAACTTCCTCACACACGCTTTTGAGTAATTTTTCATCCTCCGCCGCAGCATGATTAATTTCCTTCGTCGCATTTTCCACCTCGAGAGTGAACGTATCGTAAGCGTACATAATTTACCTCCTATTAGCTTTCGCTTTCATCACCACCATAGGTCCAAATGAGGTCAGGCATGACGGCCTTGGTACCATAGTGGAGGTAGGTTTCGGTAGCAAAGCTTTCGGATAGAGGGATTTTCTCCGCAGTATAATCCGAAATAGCAACCGGCTGACCAACAGCGCCCTTATACATAAGAACGATGTCAGCATCTTGGCGGAAGTTGCTGTAAACATCCACGCCATGAATCCGATTGACTTCGCCGCTTCCCACACCGTTGTCGTACTTATCAATGTACTTACGTAGAGCATTGAATACGGTTGGTTTGATAGCAAGAGCCAAGTCGCCACGATCTACACCGTCCACGAAATCGTTGACAGTAGATTCAGCGTTAGCAATCATCTCGTCCACGATGTCAATGTACTCGGTAGAGCTGGTGGTAACTGCTGTACCTGCCGCCTCTGCACAAGCAAAGAACGCGCGGTCAAGGTGAGCAATAGCTCTCTTGTCGTGGTTAGCAGTCCTTCTTTCGAGCAAACCGGTGATGCCAAAGAGTTTAATATCTTTGAACTCAATCTCGGTTGTAATCTCTTTGTCTTGGTCAAGGTTGATAGTTACCTTACCGGAGTTCAGTAACGCATTACCTTTACCAGCTGCGCGTGCAGTTCCGTACGCATCTACCGAAGCGTTAGCAAAGCGGTTGATTTCAACGGAACCGGTGGTTGGATCACCAGAATAGTCAGTATTCTTTAGGAAAGAGGAAACTGCATTTTTCTGGATCGACTCGATGAGCTTGCCACCGAGTTCAATTAACTTATCCTTGGTATCTTGTGAAGCAAGGATAGATAGAGCATCAGTTCGTGCCATTTTAATACCTTTCTAATTATTAAAACGCTCTGTAACCATCTTTGGAAATAATACCATTGTTGGCCGAGCCGTCGGTGGACTTGCCACCTTGTGTCGTCGAGCCTTTGTCTGTCGGAGTTCTGCCAGCAAGTTTGGCTTTCACACCTTCCTCGACTGCCTTGTTAAACTCTTTCTCCAAAACCTCGATATTTCTTTCGGTTTTATCCGAATCGGCATCTACTACAAAATCTACGAGTTTGGTCGAGATGCCTTTCTCATTCAGCCTCTCAATCGCTTCAGACCTGCGCTCACGCATTGTAATATCGTGTTCGCGTTTCTCAAGCTCTTTTCGTTGAGCCTCTTGAGCTTCTTTCGCCCTCTGTTCCTCGGTCAATTTAGATTGGCGTTCCCACTCTGCCTTTTCAGACGCGAGTGCGTCGGCTTTCTCTTTCTCAAATTCCTCACGTAATTTCTTACGTTCCTCCGAGAGTTTCTGCCCGAGTTGCTCTTGGGTAAAAGTCTTACCGCCCTTTGTTTCTTTGACATCAGATTTGTCGGCACCGGCAGTATCGTTTGCGCCATCCGATGGTGAGTTGTTGACTGGTTCAGCCATATTACCTCCGATTTTTACGTGTCGCCACGAGTTAATTGATAAATAACAAAAAGCACCCACAGTCTGTGGGCATAAGAAAAACACTCACGTAAAACTGTGA